TTAACCAACTTGGAAGATTATCATACATAACACGAACTTTTGTAACCAAGTTCTTTGCAGTTTCTTGTTTAGTTGCAATAACAAGAATGTTTTTATCTTGATTAAACAACATCAACCAAAGGGAATATCCTGCAATTAAAGTAGAGATACCTAACTGACGAGATTTGAGGACAATGTTCCATCGGTTATTATTAAATTCTTTTACAACATCTTCTTGAAATGGATATAATTCAAAAAGAATTTTGCCACGAGTTGGGTGTTGAATCTTAGCATACCTTTTCATAAAGTATACCGGATTAGACGCACATTTTGCGTATTCCTCTTTGATTATTTCTTTAAGATTTTTATTCGACTGACTCATTGGACTACTAAAATTACACCAACAACAGAAGCGGCTCCTGTTAGAAACCACAAAAATTTATTATCATACCAACGAGGTTGAAGTTCATCAATTATTTTTTCTAATTCTATACTTCTTTTTTTACAAGCGGCAAGTGCTTCATCACGATTTTTTAGTTGTTGTATAAACGTATCAGATCTAGAAACATATAAATCTATTACGGTATCCTGTGCATTTACAACTGCAGTCAGATATTCAACCGAATCACGTATTAGTTGAATTTTATTCCATAATTTAGTCACTTCTGGTTTTGTAAAACAAATGAGGGAATCTTTTTCGGAAGCGAAACTAATTGAAACAGAAAACAATAATGCAATAAGATATTTCATATACTACTCATTCAGAAATTTTTTAATAAGTTTAGTTGCTTCATCTGGATTTTTGATTTCTCTATTTCTGTAAACATAGAATCTTTCTTTTATTATCAGAATACTATCTTTACGGACTTTGATAAGTGAATCCAAATTATCGGCTCGTTTTTTTAATTCAACATAATCAAGTTCGTATTTGTTTATCAATGCCTCTAAACTATCCTTTGTTTTTGTTGAAGACTTTATTTTTTCTTTTGAACTATAATTGTCATAAACAATGTATAAAAATAGTATTGCAAATACTGCAATGGAAATTACTTTAATGTAACTACCAACTTTTTTTTCCAAAACATCTTCCATCTTTAATCCTTTGTGTATGTTGAAACCATTTTTGCCTTACCACGACCGGTAGCACCTTTTTTTCTTTTTCGTGTTACAGCACTTCTTTTTTGTTTTGATGACATTGATGCGGCTTTTGCTGCGGGAACACATTTTGGATATGCCCTCTTTCCACCCTTTCTGGCTTTACTACCAGCAGAGGCGCCGCATGGTGGGTGTCCACCACTTTTTTTCTTGCGAGAAATATCAACCCATTTTTCTCTAAACCATCCTGTTAAACCACCACTGGGTTTTTTACCTTCAATCAATGTGAAACGAAGATACTCTCGGATGATTTCTCTAACTATATTTTCTGTGGTTTTGTTCATAATGATAAATATGAGTTACCATTAAATTATACTAACCCAAGGCAAAGTAACAGCAGTTCCAGATGAATTTACTCCGTCTATACTACCTTGAATAGTTCTTTGGAATGCAAGTAGTGATGTAGTTATAGAATCCAAATGTCTATCTGGATCACCCATAACAAAAGAATAAAATAAATTAGCACCCAAAGGATCCGGTGTTCCCGGAATTTTAACAACAGCACCTTTTACCGTGGCGGTCATGGCTGGTGCATACGGAATTGGTATAAATTTTGCAGATGCCCAATAACCCATAAATCCCATTGCCATCAAAAGATAAGCATTCCGATTTACACCACGAGTTTTATCATTAAAATTAGCATCTAAAGCATCATTTATACATTGTTGTAAAAAGGCAGTATCACCTTTTACTAATTTTGCACCGAAAGTAGTTCCGGCTAATCCAACAGTTGATGTTTGATATGCCTTTGCCATTATACTTGCAAAAACCGCTCTGTCTTGAACGTTACTTGCAACTAAAATTGGTCTCATTATTGCTTTGAATATGGCAGTATTCATATATTATGTTTTATCTATTGCACCTTTACCCGAACTCGGCCACCCAAAACGGCATGACCAATATCTTGCTTTATGTCTTGGTCCAGGAGATTGACAATTATGACGAGCACGAAATGATTTTCTACGAGCTGCATTACTCTTTTTAATCTTCATAGTTTTCTTTCCACCTTCACCCTTATGACCAAAATTAACTTTTACAACATTTCCATTTGGTTTTTTAACATAAACAGAAAACTTTTTTGGTCCACCAGGTGTTCTGAATGGTTTACCGAGAGAAACCTTTCTGCCACGATACTCTGCTTCATTCATCATATTAGGTTCACTTTCTTGTAAACGAAAGTGTAATTCTGTTATATTACCACAAGGATTTGTTGCATATCCTTCAAGTTGATATGACGGATTGTTAATAACTTCTTTTACATTACGGAATCCACCACCAGCAGCTTTATATGCCTTTACAAGTGCACCAGATGCATATGCACTCGGCCACACTTTATATTTTTTTTTAATTCTGGACTTTACACTTGCATACAGTTTTTTATTTGTTGGAACTGCCCTTTCAACTATTATTTGTTTCATCCGTTTCTCCGTTTTCTTTTTGGCTCATCGTGAATTATATCAATATCATTTATTTCTTCATAGTATTCACTATTATCAATTTTTCTAAATTTTGTTGCAAACTGTTCTGATGCTACTGAAAAAAGACTACCAACTACTATGTATAAAAACCCATCAAATATAAATTGTTCTACCTTTGTTCCATAGAAAGTTGATATTATTGCCATAAATATCATAACAAGGAAAGAAAAAAACATCATAAATCTTTTTGACGATAATCTGCCAGATACGCCGCTAAAAGTTTCTGAAATTGGATTAAGTCTTTTCAACAGTCTCTCCCAAATCTTCTTCCAATTTCTTAATGAAATTGTTTCTAAATTCTTCAAATTCTTTTTCTATCTTTTCCAAAAGTTCTTCTTTGTTCAATGGTGTCTTCCATTTTTCGTTATCGCCAAAATCATTGGTAAATTCCAATCTTGATAATTCACTTGCAATGGCATTTTTATCACGTTCTGCTTCTTTCAACCAAGCCAGTGCATTTTCTTTTACTTTTCTTTTTTCATATTCATCCCATTTACCTTCTAGACGTATTTTATGTTCCATATCAATAACACAATCAAAACACATTCCATGAATACGTTTCATTTTTTGATCCATTTTTTTTGGCATACCACAGGTGCAAGTTTCTTTGGGACAATTTGGAAATGAATTTAGATATTCATGTAATTCTTGTTGCCATTCTTTTCCAAGTTTTATTTTATATCCATTTCTTTGCTCCCATTCATTTCCATCTTCATCAAACCATTTATCACCGATTTTTCTTGAAAGATTTTTTTCTTTGTCTTCTTCGGTGTAACCAACTTGGACTTTTTCTTGAATTTCATGTTTTCCTGCAAGAAGTTTTTTTACATCATCAAGACTTTCAATTTTTAATTCCATAACATAACCTTTTATTTTATTATTTCGTTGTAAACTTTATTCCAAAATTTTCTTGTTATCATGTGTAATGGTCTTAAACCATTTTTATCTTTTTTACTTTCCTTCATTTTTCCGCGTTTAGTATTGAATTTGGAAACAACCATATTGAATATCTCTACGTCAAACCAACCGAAAATGGAAATGAAACGAGACTTTAATTCTGCTAATTTTGCAGAACGGTCAGATAGTGCAGCAAAAATACTTTTAGATGTCATTTCGCCAAATGACGGAATATCGTATCTAACATGATTTGTTATCATATAGTAAACATAGGGATTCTGAATATCTTTGTAAGGCAAATGACTACTACCATTCCACTTCATCAGTCTTTTGTAATCTTTCAATTTAGAAACATCATCTTTGTCTACTGCATAAATTACAACAGTAGCATCACTATCAAATTGTTCTATAACATTTGTTGCATGAAATGGTGTATTTGATTTCTGAATATGTTTAACATTATGACGACGCATTATTGCAAACTTCTCGTCATACGTTAATGGTTTTTCTATCGGATCTGTAATATCATTTGTAACAATTATTACATTGTCTTTATCAAACTTACGGCAAATTCTTTCATATTCTTCACGATGATAAATTGCCATCGGTTGAAATTTACCAGGATACAAAATAAGAATATCCTTGTCCACTAATTCGTTTTCATTGAATATGGCAAGATTCATTTCTTTTATCAATTTAAGAATTTTGTTGTTCATATGTTATTCTGGTTTTGTTGGCCAAACTATATTAAATGGATCAGATTGTAATGTTATATCTCTTAAAGTCTGACGGTATGTTTGCCATTCTTGTTGTTTTTGTTCAGATAATGGACTATCTTGTAACTGTGTCCAATCACATTCTGTTAAAAACTCATTTCTACGGTAACGAATAAAAGTCCATTGACCATTCAATTCATCTTGAATTTCTTGTGCAGTTTTGTTACGAACTTTTTGATATTCTACTACTTCATTTTCTTCGATAACAAAATCACTACCATCGTAAAATTGATTTGAATTTATTTCCGCTTCCACAAATCTAAACGGGTACCATCCGTGTTGTTTCAACGTCTCATTATCAAGAAGATAAAAGTTTGATATATTTGCCCAATTTTTTGGAAGTCCCTTTGGATTTCCAACGATGTTTCCATCTTCTACTAAAATATATTTCATGTATAAACTCTTTTCGTTAAAAACAATATACTACCTATAAATATGTTAAACCTATTGTTTGATATGTTCTTCTGATAATTTAGTGAGTTCTTCTCTAATTTTTAAGAAAGGTTCATCCCATTCTCCGTATTTTTCTTGACGGAATAATCTTACAGAATCATACCATTTTGATTTTTCACCAGGAAATACCCATGTGTAATAAGGCATAATAGGAACAACAATCCATGTGGGAATACCCATTGCACCAGCAAGATGAGCGATTGAAGTGCATGATGTTATGACTAAATCTAAATCAGCAATGATATTTACAGTATCATCCCATGTCTTCATTTGTTCACGCATATCAGCAAAAGGAAGACCATCTATACAATTTTCATCTCTTTGTAGTGAATAAAAAGTTGTGTTTGAGATGTCTGATAGTGCAATCATCAATTCAGGTGGAAATCTTCTATGTTGTTCGTGTTCAAATTCTGGATTACCACTCCAACGAATACCAATCTTCAATGAATCCATTTTTGAAAATAATTTTTTTTGATTTTCTGGAAATAAAAAAGGTGATCCGTCTAATTCATCGTATTCCATATTCAAAATAAACGGAGCAGACATAGCAGGAATCCAGTAATCATAATGTGCACCTGTAACAATTTCATTATCAATACAAATAAACCCATGTCTTGAAAACAAAGTCTTTAATTCAGATGCACATGATACTATAACTCTTGCACCCATTTCTTGAAATTTTTTTGCAAAACGAAAGTTTAGTATTTGATCACCAACCCCACCTTCACATCTAAATAGTAATGTCTTATTTTTTAATGATTCATCTTTCCAAATTTTTCCAGAAATTGGAGGTAGACCAAATACGTTTATGAATCTCCCATAATTAAAATGTTCAAATCCTTTTTTTAGATTTCCATGACGCATTTCATGCCATCCTAAATTGAAAAGAACCCGCAAATCATCTTTTGGTTGATTTCTTAATATCCTTTCGCCTTCATCTGCAAATCCATTTATATTATATTCAAGTGCAATATCTAACGGATGTAATTTTATATTATTCATAATAGGATTATGTTATTAACTAAAATACAATATAAACATTTTTTGTGTATTTACAAAACTATTTTTTTATTTTATCAAGATTGATATAAAATCCATAAATATCACAATTCAATAGCACCCGCAGTCCACCCGGTTCCAGTTATATCAACCCAAGATGTTAATGATCCAACTTGGTTTGGAACTGATTTACTTACCGTAGTTCCATCACCCATTGTGCCA